TGGCCAAGGTCTCAACCGGAGCCTGCACTTGCTCGAACTGGTCGAGTCCTCGAGGCTTCAGGGTAGCCTCCGCGGTGAACTCAAAAAAGTCCGCCGTGACCAACGCGTTGAGCGCGACGGTGCCCACCAGCGCCGGGGCGAACGTGATCGTGTTCGGGCTGGCGTCCGGGTCGACCGACGACAGGGTCACCTCTTCGGTGCCCGAGCTCGTGACGATCTTGATTTTGTTGAACCCGCGGCCACCCGGGTCCGTCGTGTGGAAGCCCCTGGCCGACTCGACGTCCAGGCTGGTGGCGCCGCCCGACCCGACCGCCGTCACCACGCACGTGGCGAGAAAGAACTCAGCCAGTTCTCGGTCGAAATCCACTGCATTCGTGGCCGGAATGGGAAGCACGGTGAGGAGCTCCCGCACGATCGGAATGCGGCGACGGAGCTCCAGCACGTCCGGTCGGTCCCAAGGGTTCACCAGAGCACCCAGACTCCCGGATTCCGAGGTCAGCGCCAGCACCGACTTGAATGCCTTCGGCGCCAGGACCGGGAGGTCTGTCGGCGGGGTGCGGCCGTCGCGCTCAAGCACCATCGTCTTGTGCTCAGGGTCCATCCCATCGAATGCCCCCCAGGGCGAGGCGTCCAGCTCCACCCGGCGGCTGTGCTTTGGCCCGGTCTTCGCGCCGCCCTGGTCCAGCCATTCCTTGTAGGCGTCGCTCTGGACGAATGCCCTACCCAGATGGATGGGGCCGCGGTACGGCGAGTCGACAACGCCAGCCTTCGCCAGCGGCCGGCGACCGTGCTTGCGCTCGATACCCACCAGGGCGGCACGGAGCGTCTTGTGCTCTCCCTGGACTTCTTTCAGGTCTGAGGCGATCTCCTTGATCTCCGCCTTGTTCGCCTTGCTGTCCTCCAGCAGGGGCGCCAGCTTCTCGCTGATGTCGCCCCATCGCTTGTCAGCGGCGGCGAGCCTGTCGTGGATGGCCCTTGCGAGGGCTGTCGGGTCGGTCGTTGCGGTCGCTCCCATGTCTACTCCAGTCCGAGCGCGGCGGCCGTCTGGGCCTGGCGCTTGTCCATGGCCTCAAGGGCCTCCAGGATTGCGCGCAGGCCGCTCTCGTCGTGCCTGCCCTTATTCATCTCGTCTTCAGGCTCCGGCTCTGGGGCCGGCTCTGGTCCTTCTGCTGGCTCCATATCCCCGATGCGATCTTGCTCTGCGGCGATCACTCCATTCAGCAGGTCCCGAGCTTCAATGAGCTGGTCGAGGTTGCGCTGATTCAGCACGCGCCCGGCCTTCGTTCCCTTGCTGTCAGACAGCCATGCCCCGAACGAGCGACGCCCGTAGTCGCAGCCATCCGACTCCGCCGCCGAGATTACGTCGTCTTGAGACACGTTGAGCGCTCGAGCAAACCCGATCAAACGGTTCAGGGGCGGACAGTCGATCTCGCCCCGCAGGATCTGTCCCACCGTGCCCGCTTCGATTCCCGCTTCATTGCCCATCTCGATGATGACCTCTCCACGAGACATGTCTTCGTCGACCATGCCCTCAATGAGGTCATCCAAGAAGCTCGCAAGATTCGCACCCTTCTCTCCAACGCTGCACGCGTAGGGGCCACCTCGTTCGCCCGTCACAGAGTTGTTGATGATCTTCGTCTGCATGGGTGCCTCAAGTGTTGCGCCCCGCCAGAGGGCCCTTGCCAGCATCGCCGGCGAGTAGGTGCGACCGTCCTTTGCCCGCAGGGGGCGGCGATCCTTCAGGTGGCCCATCAGCGCGTCGGACCTCACGCCTAGCGCATGCGCCAACTCAGACACCCTGTCGCCATGGACCAGCGTCCCATCGCCGAGCACATGGAAGCCCTTGACGCGCGTCACGCGAGCGAAGGGGTTGGCGCCCCAGGTCACCGGCGAGAACTCGAACAGCTTGATCGTGTCCAGTCGCCTGATGGGCATTCCCAAGGACTCGGATTCCTCATCGAGGAAAGTCATCTCGATCGGCTCGAAGCCGATCGAGAGCCCGTCCACCACGCCATCGTCCATCAGGACCAGCGCGTCATCCCCGAGGGCCGTCTTGCTGATGCGCCCGCGCACCCACAAGCCCTTCTCGGTCTCCTCCATCTGGAGCGGCATGCCCAATGGCTCAATATGCTGCCAGAGCACCTTGATGCTTCCAGAGCCACCGGGACCGTCCTTCTTGATCGTCTCCGCGAAGGCGCCCGGGGCCACAATGTCGCCGAACATGTCGGCCTTCGAAGGGGGCTCGAAGGTCGACGCAAAGCCCTCGAACTCGCGCTTGGCGAGGTTGGCCTTGAACTCGCACCGACACTGCTTTCGCTCATAGGACGGCATTACAACCCCATTGCTGGGCCAACGGTACCGCCGCTCGCGAGGGCGGTCAAGCAGGAAGCACCCTCACCCCGCCAGGAAGCACCCTCACCCCGCGGACCAGATGCGCTCTCCCATGGTCACTCCTCTTCGGGTTCGGCCGGTTCTGCCGGCGCCGGCGGGCCCCTCACGAATGTGGCCACCGGGATGAGCCCAGCGTTGACCAGGCCCACATCATCGCCTGGGAACTGCGGCAGGCCAAGCTTCAGCCGTTCGTTCAAGACGTCCCATGGGACCCCGGTCCCCCACAGCTTGATGGCCGTGTCAACCCTCCGCTGGAAGAGGGGGAAGAGGGCATCAACGCCTGAGGTGTCGAAGCGCAGGCGCCAGTCCTGCCCCCATTCCCAAGCCAGTTGCATGGTGAACAACTGCTGCAGCATGGCCATGTAGGGCAGCAGGGTCAGCTTCCACAGGACCTCCTCCGCGATGGCGAAGTTGGAGTACGTGGCTCTGTCCAAGATGCCGATCATGACCGGGGGCACCCCGAAGGCGGCGGCGATATTTTCCCTCGTGAGCTTCTTCGAGTTGATGAAGTCCATCTCGACGGCGGTGCTGGCCAGTTTGACGAAATCGACGTCCAGCCCGAGCAGGAGCGGCGTACGGGCGTTCTTGCTCGCCTGGTACTCAGCGCGGAACTCCGCTCGCGCAGCGTCCCATTGGGCATCGTCTACGCCCCCCACCTGGCCAAACTTGAAGACGCCGTCGGGCACGGCCCGGTTCTGGAAGCTGAATTTCTGCCAGTTGCCCGCCTCGACCTCGATGTCCACGTCCCTCTGCGCCACCTCCAGCGGCCCCAGCCCTCGATAGGGGTCGGCCGGATTCGGGAAGAGCGGATGCAGCACGTCCTCCGGGTTAACCCGCTCGCCACGGATGCGGCTCCGATAGGCAATGATGAACGGATCCCCCGATGAGCCCGCAATGACGTCGAGGTCATCTGGAGCGATAGACCACATGGCGATGGGCAGCCCACGGGGGCGCTCTCTGCCCTCCTCATCCTCTTCGGTGAACAGCGCGCTGGGGCCGGCGGCCTGGCTGCGAATCTTGGAGATCGGGGCCTCACCGGCAAGGAACATGAAGTAGGTCACCCGCTGGATGAACTCGCTCCACGAGTCGGCTTCGTTGGGGATGTCGATGAGCCTCTGCAGAGAGCTCTCGGGCATGTGCTCCCAGGAGCCGTCTGCCTGCTGCTGCTCCGCCAGCCACGGCACCGACGCGGCGTTGCGGGCCAGCACAGTGGTCGCAGCGTAGACGTAGACGCTTGCCTTCAGCCCATCGTCTACGGCGGCGGCCTTACTGAACGTGGTGAATTGCGGCGCGCGCCCGATGCCCTCTGGCAGCGTGTCTTGCAGGGTCAAGCTGCGGCGCTCGATCTCCCGCATGAGGCCCAGCAGTTGGGGGCGGGTCAGCTCCAGCCCCCCGTGGTCTCCCCTGGCCAACTCCACGCTGTGCTCGTTCTTCCCGCCCCACAGGCGCCTGAGTCTGTCTATGATGCCCATGTGGTCTCCTGCTCTACAGCCTGCTCACCCGCATCCTGAACACGTGAGCCTGTAGATGGTTGAGTGCTTGGCTCGCAGTGTCAACCTGATCATCGTTGCGTGCCCTCGGGAACAGCGCGCACTCGTCGATGAAACCAGCCACCCATGGCGCATCCGCTGGATCCGGTAGGTACACGTTGCGCCCCATGATGATCGGCGCCACTGCCTCTGCCCTTGCGACCTTGCTGCCGTAGGGCTGGATCGGCACGAACCCACCGAGCTCACGGGAGAGGGCATCCATGACCGCAGGCCCATTGGCCTTGGCCTCTACCATCTTCGTCCTCGCCCGTGGCCACGCTCTGCTGAGCAGGCGGATCTGAGCGAGGGTCTCGGTGAAGCTCCACCGCCCTCGTACCTGCGCCACCAGATACCGATCCGCGCCCTTGGTGCACCAGACCTGCCCGCAGACGTAGCTGGCAGCCTTCGTCTTCGACCCGAAGGTCAGGTCCCACGACTGGACCCAGCGGTCCGGCGAATGCGGGATCTCCGTCCAATGGCGCCACCAGGTGCGCGGCCAGATGGCCTCCGTCTCGTCGCGCGGGTCGCACTGGTAGACCGCCTGGAATTTGCTCGGGGTCATCGTCGCCCTGATCTCCTCCAGGGCGGCCTCGTTGAAGCGGCGGGGGCACAGTGCTTCGCCCTGGCCACGACCAAGGGGGTCCCCTGCCCGCGCCAGAGCAGGAAAATCAAGGTGCTGCCAGCGCTCGCCCTCACGCTCCAGCAGCCAGCCCGCGTGATCCTGCGGGTGCCAGCGCGTGGTGACGAAGACGACTGTGGCGTTGGGCTCCCGGCGCGTCCAAAAAGTGCTGTTCCACCAGTCGCGCAACGCCTGGAGCTTCCGCGGGCTGTGGGCCTCCTCCCAGTTTTTGTGGAGGTCATCGGCGATGAGGAGGTTGCCGCCGCGCCCGGTGAAGCCTCCGTCGACCCCGCCGCACATCATGCCTCCGCCAGCGGCCAACTCCCATTCGCAGGCGGCGGCCCGATGTGGATTAAGTGGCTCCCTGATAGGGCTGAGCTCATCGGTGAACAAGCGGCGCACCTTCTCGCCCCAGGTCGAGGCGTAGTTGCTCCCGTAGCTGGCCAAGAGCACCCTCCTGTCCGGCCACCAGTGCAGGAACCATGCAGGCAGCCACATGCTGCAGAGGAGGCTCTTGCCGTGGCGAGGGGGCAGCGTGACCAAGACCCTACCGTTGCCCTCTGTGGCGGCGCGCTGGACCACGCGAGAGATGAGCACCAAATAGCGCCATGGCTTCCATGAGTCGACGCTGATGTAGCGCGCGAACGTATGGAGGTTCATGCGCCAG